GTGTTGCGCCGCGCGCCGGGCAGGCTCTCGGCGAACTGACCGGCGAGGTCAGGCGCGACGGCGTGCAGGTCCGAGGCGAGGGCGTCGAGGACGTCGGATTCGAGGGGAGTGAAGCGGGTCAAGGCAATGACCCTAGTCGTCTCCCTCTCCCGCCGGGAGAGGGAAATCGCAGCAGGAGATAAAGAATGAAAGAGACCAAACAGGCCTCGGGCACGGCCTATGCGCCAGAGTCCGGGGCGCGCGCCGCCATGCATGAGATGATGGCGGCGTTCGAGGCGTTCAAAGGGGCCAATGACGCCCGGCTGGACGAGATCGAGAAGAAGGCTGCGGCCGATACGCTGCTGGAGGAGAAGGTGGCGCGGATCGACCAGGCGGTGGGCGCGGCGCAGGCGCGGCTGGACCGGGTGGTGAGCGAGGCAAGGCGGCCGGAGTTGGGGCTGGCCCCCTCCGTCGGCTTCGCCGCCACCTCCCCCAATGGGGGAGGATTGGAGGAGAAGGCGGCGTTCGACGGGTATCTGAAGACCGGTCAATCGTTCGGGCTGGAGCTGAAGGCGGGGTTGTCGACGGCGTCGAACTCGGCGGGCTATGTGGTGCCGGAGCAGACGGAGCGGGCCATCGAGCGGAGGCTGATGGCGGGGTCGCCGATGCGCGAGATCGCCACGGTTCGGACGGTCGGCGCAGGCGTGTACCGAAAGCCGGTGTCGGTCGCGGGCGTGGCCTCGGGCTGGGTGGCCGAGACGGCGGCGCGGCCGGAGACCGATCCGGCGACCCTGGCGTTGCTGGAGTTCCCGTCGGCCGATCTCTACGCCAATCCGGCGGCGACCCAGTCACTGCTGGACGACGCCCTGATCGATCTGGACGAATGGCTGGCGGCCGAGGTCGAGGACGCCTTCGCGGCGCAGGAGACGGCGGCCTTCGTCTCCGGCGACGGGATCAACAAGCCCAAGGGCTTTCTGGCCTATCCGATCGTGGCAGACGCCAGCGCGGTGTGGGGCGAGATCGGTTATGTGGCGTCGGGTGCGGCTGGGGCGTTCGCCTCGACCAGTCCTGCGGATCGGCTGATCGACCTGGTCTATGCGCCCAAGGCCCAGTATCGGCCCAACGGGCGGTTCGTGATGAACCGCAAGACGGTTTCGGCGGTGCGAAAGTTCAAGGACGCCGACGGCAACTACATCTGGCAGCCGGCGCAGCGGGCGGGCGAGACGGCGTCGCTGCTGGGCTATCGCGTGACCGAGATCGAGACCATGCCGGACATCGCGGCCAACAGCGCGGCCATCGCCTTCGGCGACTTCCAGCGGGGGTATCTGATCGTGGACCGGGCGGGGGTGCGGGTGCTGCGGGATCCATATTCCGCCAAGCCCTATGTGCTGTTCTACACCACCAAGCGGGTCGGCGGCGGGGTCCAGAACTTTGATGCGATCAAGGTGATGAAGTTCGCCGCGACGTAGTCGCGGAGCGGCGAGTGTTTAGTGGCGAGTGGCGAGTGAAGCGCTGCTCGCCACTGGCTGTCGCGTGAAACAGGCGATGACGAGGATGGGGTCTGGCGTTCGCTCGCCACTCGCCACTCGTCACTCGCCGCTATCGAGCAAAGCGAGGTTCCCATGACCGCACCTGTCTTGCTGACAGAGGCGAAGCTGTTCCTGCGCGTCGAGCATGACGCAGAGGACGGGCTGATCCAGACGCTGATCGACGCGGCTCGGGCGCGGGTGGAGGGGGAGGTGGGGTTGAGCCTGCTGTCGACCTCGCCTGCGCCGCTGCGGCTGGCGATCCTGATGCTGGCCCTGCGCGCGTATGAACGGTGCGAACACGAGATGAGCGTCGCGCCGGTCGAGGCCTGGGTCGCGCCCTATCGGGTGGTCCGGCTTTGACCGCGATGAAACTGCTGGCCGGGCTGTTCGAGGGGGTCGAGGCGGTGACGCCGTATGGCGGGCGGGCGACGACCTGGGAGCCGTTGGGCTCGGCCTGGCTGAAGCTGGGCGCGCGCAGGCGGCGCGAGCGGGACGAGGCGGGCGGACGCCGGGCGGTCGAGACGGTAACGGCCGAGACGCGTTCTGACGCGCGGCTGAGCGTCGGACGGGTGTTGAGATTTGGTGGCGCGGACTGGCGGATCGTCTCGGGCGAGACGGTCGGCGGGCGCGCCATCCTGAACCTGGAGCGGATGTGATGACCCATGAACTCGCGCTGCAGAAGGCGTTGATCGCCCGGCTGAAGGCGGACGCCGGTGTGGTGGCCCTGCTGGACGACCGGATCTGGGATGCAGTCCCGACTGAACCGGCGCATCCGCATCTGTTGATCGGGCGGTCGCAGAGTCGGTCGGTCGGCGCGGACGGCGGCGGGGTCGAGCATGCGCTGACCCTGACGGTCGTGTCGCGCTTTCGCGGCACTGAGGAGGCCAAGGCGGTCATGGCGGCGGTGCGTCTGAGCGTGGCCGAGGCATTGCTGGAGGCGGACGGGGTAAGGGCGGTGTCGGTGCGGGTGACGTTCGCGGACATCTATCCGGCGCCCGACGGACAGAGGACTTTCGCGGCGATGCGGGTGCGCGCCGTCACAGAAGGGAGCGACGAGTGACGATTGACGAGGGGCGAGGGCGTCCGAGCAGGTCGGCACCGCCTGCGCTCGCTGCAGAGCCACCTGACTTTGCAGAGGAGGCCGTCACGCGCCACTCGTCACTCGCCACCCATCACTCAAGGAGACAGACATGAGCGCGCAACGCGGCAAGGACATACTGCTGAAGATCGAAGGTGCGGCGGGCGTCTTCACGACGGTGGCGGGACTGAGGGCGCGGACCATCAGCCTGAACGCCCGGACGGTGGACGCGACCGACGGCGACAGCGCCGGGCGGTGGCGCGAGCTGCTGGCCGGGGCGGGGGTAAAGTCGGCGGCGGTGAGCGGGCAGGGGATATTCCGCGATGCGGCGTCGGACGCGCTGATCCGCGAGGCCTTCTTTGCCCAGACGGCCCAGCGGTGGCGACTGATCGTGCCGGACTTCGGCCAACTGGAGGGGCCGTTCCTGATCGCCGCGCTGGAATACGCCGGCGAACACGAGGGCGAGGCGACGTTCGCGATCAGCCTGGCGAGCGCGGGTGAGATCGGGTTTGTGGCGCTGTGAGCGGGATCAAGGCGGCAAGGGGCGAGGTCTGTGCGAACCTCGCGGGTGTTGAGCGGCGGCTGTGTCTGACGCTGGGGGCGTTGGCGGAGATCGAGACGGGGCTGGGCGTCCATGGACTGGCGGCGCTGGTCGAGCGGATGCGGGCGCTGTCGGCGGCGGATCTGATGGTGGTGCTGGCCGCCCTGTTGAGGGGCGGAGGCGACGGCGCGCTGGCCGGGGTCCTGGCCGAGGCGCCGGTCGATGCGCGCGAAGCGGCGGAAGCGGTCGCAAAGGCGTTCGCCGCCTCGGCCGCATGACCCCGTGGGGTCCGATGATGCGAACGGCGCTGGCGCTGGGCGTCCGGCCGGAGGCGTTCTGGCGACTGTCGATCAGGGAATGGCGGATGCTGACCGAGCGTCCGGACGCGGTCGGGCCGTTGGGGAGGCGCGAAATGGAAGGACTGGCAGAGAGGTGGCCGGATGAGTGACGCTCTGGGCGACGACGGGCTGGACGCGGTGCCGCGTCGGGCGGCTGAAGCGGCGGCGGCGCTGGAGGCGCTGAGGGAACCAGCCGAGAAGGCCGCGAGCGCGATCGAGGACGCGTTCGGACGGGCGGGCGAGGGCATGGTCCGGTCGTTGACGCGCGCGGCGTCGGACGGCGAGATCACGCTGGCGGAGCTGGCGCGGTCGGTGCTGGCGGCGGTGAACTCGGCCGCAGGGGGCGGACGTGGGGGCGGTCTGGGCGACGCCATAGCCCAGGCGGTGGGCGGATTGTTTTCAGGCAGCCGGGCCGACGGCGGGCCCGTGACGGGCGGCGGGGCCTATCTGGTCGGCGAGCGTGGCCCGGAGGTGTTCCGGCCGCAGGGCGCGGGCGTTCTGGAAGCCGTCGGTGGACCCGGCGTGACGGTCAATGTGCGGGTGGACGGCGGGGCGCAGGCCCTGCTGCGCTCCGAGGCGCAGATCACCCAGATGCTGGCGCGCGCCGTATCGCTGGGCGCGCGCCGGCTCTGACAAGGCCAGCCGTGAGGCCGTCAGTCGCCCTTGGGATTGGGACCGAAGCGGTTCTCGCCCGCCTTACCCTCGGAAAGGCCAATCCAGAGCAGGAAGCCGAGATTGACCAGGGCGAGCAGCCCGAACAGGCCCAGCGCGGGTCCGATCAATG